AAGCTTGCACCCCATAAATTATTCCATTCAATCCCTCCAGACATATGCAAGGCAATTTCTACAATCTGCTCTCTAAGAGCATATGAATCCCTGGTGTATGATTGAATAAGGTCACCTAATTGCTCAGGTGGCAAGAATATCAGTGACCTTATGAAAAATTTACAGGATTGAAATCAATCTCACTCTCCCATTGATGTTCACATTTTTCACATTTAGCTGTAAATGTCCTTTTGATTCCAATTTCATTAATCTTAATGATTAGGTCATTTATACTATCAAGGCTCTTCTTATCAATATTTTGTAGGAAATCTTTAATATATTTCGAATCTGCTACATCTACATTATTGTCCTCATCAACCACTTTAACAATACTAGAGGTTATTAAGTCAAACTTTGTAATAGCAACTTCTTTAAATCCTTTCACAAAGATTGCAGATCGTTGTTCATCGGTTAGTGATTCATTTTCTACTGCCCGTGCTAATTTTGTTTGTTCAAACTGAGCATGTAATCCCTTTAGCAAATCTGGAAACAAATACGGTCTTACAAACACTGATAATCCAGAGTCTAAATTTATAACATATTCTAAATCAAGTTCGGACATGTTGTCTAATGCGTATTGGAGATCTAATTTAAACGTATTTTCTTGTGTACATTTTGGACACCTAAGATTTGTTTCCAATGAATCATTATATGTTGCATAACGAATTGCTGTGATTAAAACATCAATATCGTTTGTTAGCAAGGCACGCGGTTGTTTTAACGCAGGAATACAACTCAACATTACCTCAATTAATGCTTCACCATTTAATAAAGCATCAGGATTCTTTAAGACAAGTTCATCTTTACCAGTCATAGGTAAGATACCAACTTCACCCTTTTCGTTTAATTCAATAACACCTGGTTTGTAATAATTGCCGCCACTAGGTAATTTTAGATACATTTTGATCTGTCTAAAATATTGCTTTAACGGATTATTCTGTTGTGTGGTTGATTCCATATTATACCTCTGAAAATGTTTTGATAAATAGTATTGATTACTCTTTCACTTATTTATCACGGGATTTAACATAGACTTCTTATGGCTGATACTACTTTTATTTCTGGCGTTGCTGATGGAGCTTTTGAAAAAGCTTTTGGGGAACTACCAGAATGGGCTTCAGAAGAAACTGCCTTAGCGATCGAGAATACTCTCAATAAGATATTAGGTGTACAATCTAAGACATTTGCACAATTACTTAAAACTTCTGCCGGCGGTGGTTCTAGTGGCGGACTTTCAAAGAAAGATGTTGAAGATACAAATAAGGAGTTAGCTAAACTCTCAAAATCAATAGCCAAACAAGTTGAAGATGCAAACAAGGCTAAAAAGCAAGCAAAATCCAAAAAAGATTCAGATGAATTGGCCCTAGCCCTAGATAAGAAAACGTCAGCCTCTGGTCAATTATGGGCACAGGTGCTTGTGAAATTAAAAGGTGCCGGCGACGCAATATTAAAATCTCAGGTACAATATTTTACAACATCAAATGATTTATTTAAATCAGGTGTAAATTTAGCAGATGGTCAGAAGGCAGGAACATCTAGTTTAGCAACTCTACAACAGATTGTTGTAGATACAGGCCTTCGTTTAGAAACATTTCAGAAGGTAGTTGAACAATTTTCATCATCTATTAATGCAGTTGGTGTTAATAAGTTTGTTCAAACACTTAAACTCTCTAGACAAGGACTAACAGCACTTGGCTATAGCTCAGAACAACAAGCTCAACTTATTGGAACAATGCTCGAATCTGAGAGCAATTACACTGATCTTAGAAATAAGTCAGCAAAGCAATTAACAGACGATGCTGAACGATTTGGTAGACAGGTGACAAAATTATCCCTATTTACGGGTCAATCGGTTAGTAAATTACAAGAAAATATTAGAGTTCTATCTAAATCAAACGAAGCCTGGGTAGCATCAGCGAGATTAGGACCAGAAGCAGCTAAACGACTTACAGGAATAGCGTCAGCATTCGGTGATTCCCACATTCAAGATCTAGTTCTGAAATTTGGATCAACAATGTCTTCGGCAAATGAAGATATATTTAAATCATTAAATGCTGCCGGCCTCGGTGCTGAAGCACAAGAATTAGCTGCAACATTCAAGGCAGGCGCTGCCGGTACCTTATCTCAACAAGAGACTATACAGAAAGCAACTGATATTGCACTAAGAATTCAAGAACAAAGATCGAAAGTTGAAGCCTTAGAAGCACAACGATTGGGTGGTAATGCCGCTGCCGGAAGTGCCGAAACATTGCTTGCAGGATTGACATCTGCCGGTCATAACTTATCAAAGGCAACAGATCCACAGGTAGATGCCGCTACCAAATCACAAGCAGCATTATCGAGATTATCATCTGCGTTAGAAGATAAAAGTTCACTAATACAAAGAACATTCCCATTACTTAATGACCAAGTAAATCTAGCATCAAGTGCATTAGAATTGTTTAATCAAGGAATAAAATCAGCTACAGATTTACTTAATCCTGCAACTCGATCTTGGGTTGGCGTCGGAGTTCAATTAGCAGAAGTAATTGTTGGAACTATTCTTAGTTTCCAAGCATTGAAAACTACAATGAAATTAATTAATGATGTCAGGGGAATACCTAATAAAGGTGTACCAGGCACTAGCACTCCATCCGGAACGGGCGGTAAAGGTAAGTGGCTCGGCAGGGCAGCTAAAGGCGTCGCCGGCGGTGTTGGTGGCATTTTAGCTGGCATCGGATTAGATTACGCGACTGATAAATTAAAAGAATCAGGTCATGAAACAGCAGCAGCAGCTACAGATATCGCATCAAGCGCAGCATCAATGGCCGGTCTTGGTGCCACTTTAGGTAGTGTTGTTCCTATTTTAGGTACCGCTGCCGGCGCAATCGTTGGTGGTATTGCAGGTGCCGGTTACGGTGCATATAAGAATTGGGGGACAATTTCCCCATCGACCCCTAAACCATCTACAATTGATTCGCCATCGGCTGATTCCAGTCTTAATAACGGAGAGGAAGACTCAAATAAACTTAAAAGTACCAGAGACGATACATCTGCTGCCACTACGAATAAATCCTCACAAACAAATGAGGTAAATAGTACATTAACATATCAGACCTCTGTTTTAACACAGATACTTGAAGCATCACAGAATTTAGTATCAGTTAACAGAGAAATTCTTAAATTCACAAGGGCACGAGCATAATGACATATTACGTCTACCAATATATTAGAGAGGATAATTCTCCATATTATATTGGAAAAGGATCAGGATATCGTATTTCTGAAAAAAAACATTCGGTAAAGGTGCCAGAGAAGAAATATAGACAATTTGTAGGTAAGAATTTAACCGAAGAGGAAGCATACCAATTAGAAGGATGGCTTACACATAAATATGGTCTTTTAATCGACGGTACAGGTATATTAGAAAATAAAATTCACGGTGGTGGGAATGTGAGCCCGGCAGGCTTTACGGGAAAACATCATTCTGATTATTCTAAAGAAAAGATTTCTAATGGTAATAAGGGCAAAATAAGAACTGCTGAGCATAAGAAAAATTATAGCAAACCAAAAACTACCAAACATGCTGAGAAGATTAGACAGGCTGTATTAAAGATTGCAGAAGATAATCCAGCTCGATATGTATATGAAAAACCATTTGCACACAAGAATAGGCCCTGGACACAGGCCCGTCGAGATGCACAAAATTTAAAGAAGAATAAACATGACTTGGCGTAAACATTTCAAGCCCGTTAATTCGGTCTTACCAGCAACACAGAGAGTAATCGACAGCACATCGGCTTACGCTTCCACGTCTAAATATAGCAATTGGCTACCCGAAGTTTATGCAGGTCCACCAGACAGATTGCAACGCTATGCAGTATATGATCAGATGAATTATGATCATGAAATTCATGCAGCATTAGATACAATTGCAGACTTTGGTACTGAGCCAGACGAAGTTACTGAATTACCACTAGTCATGAAATACAATGATGATCCTACACCCTCTGAAATTCAGATTCTAGAAAAATCATTGGGACAATGGTGCAGGCTTAATAAAATTAGCAAGCGCCTCTGGTCCATGTTTCGTGCAACTTTAGTATATGGTGATCAATTCTTCTTACGTGATCCGGAAACATTCAAACTATTTTGGATTGATCCAGCTAAGGTAGAAAAGGTTATTGTAAACGAATCTGATGGTAAAAAGATTGAATCTTATTTTATTAAGGATATCGATCTAAACATTAAAGGTCTTGTTGCAACTAATCAATTGAACAAACTCTCTAATGAAGCATTTGGATCCAATAGTATTGTATTTTCACCACCAATGCAAGGAAATATGAATTATATTTCAGGTGGCTACGGCGGCGCTGGTACAGCAAATTACCAAGATGGTGGCGCTACAGCAGTTGATGCTGAACATATCGTTCAATTGTCACTATCAGATGGTATGAACTCTGCTTGGCCCTTTGGACTGAGTATACTTGAGCAAATTTACAAGGTTTATAAGCAAAAAGAATTGCTAGAAGATGCAATTTTAATTTATCGTGTCCACCGCGCACCTGAGCGCCGTGTTTTCTTTATTGACGTCGGTACTATGCCGCCTAATAAGGCACAGCAGTATCTTGAACGTGTTCGTTACGAAGTACAGCAAAAACGTATTCCGAGTAGAACTGGCGGCGGCGCTAATGTGGTTGATTCGACATATAATCCTATGTCTATCTTGGAAGATTATTTCTTTGCTGTAACAAGTGAAGGCCGTGGATCTAAGGTCGAAGTATTACCCGGCGGTGAGAATTTGGGTGATATTGATGACTTACGTTATTTCAATAACAAGATGCTACGTGCTTTAGGTGTTCCAAGTTCGTACTTGCCGACAGGTCCGGAGGATGGTACATCATCAGTTAGCGATGGTCGTGTTGGTTCGGCGTTTATACAAGAGTTTAGATTTTCTAAGGTTGTAACTCGTTATCAGCAACAGGTCATTGAGCCTATTGATTTAGAATTTAAACTTTTCTTAAAGCGTCGTGGCGTAACAATTGATAACAGTTTGTTTGAACTTGCATTTACACCAGCACAATCTTTCTCTGAATATCGTCAACTTGAATTAGATTCAGCTAAGATTAATACATTTACAGCACTAACAGACATTTCGTTTGTTTCTAAACGTTTCATTCTTAAGCGTTATTTAGGTTGGACAGAAGCAGAACTTGCAGAAAATGAGCGTATGTGGAAAGAAGAGCGTAGTCGCTTAACTAAGACATTTGCACCAGATGCAGGAGTAGGCGGCAGCTTAGGCGGCATGGGTGGAGGTTCAGCACCAACAGGTTTATCTGATGTTGGTATTACAAGCTCGGGCATTGATGATATGGCACCGGATGAAGACGGTGTAGAGGGTGCAAATCCATCTGATGCCGGTCCAGAAGTTTCTGATACTGAAGTAGATAACTTTGGTCAATAGTAATGAAATTTTCTGAAATTTCTTTTGATCCAATTATATATAAAATTATTGAAACTCATTATGAAGATATAAGTGAATTATATAAATTTCTGAATGAAAATATAATTTCTGAAGACTTAAAAGGATATGATGTTGAAATATCAGAGTTACTAGATAGATATAACAATTCTGTATCTATCGGAAATATATACACCCCTGCATTAATTGTGTTCAACATAGGTCAGAACATAATTGAAATTCAATATTTAGAAAATGCTGAACTCAAAAAAATTTCATCTTTTGATAATTCTTATATTTTTGAGAAAAACAATAAACTTGAAAAATTTCCAAAAGATTTAAATAATAAATGGATTATTAGCAGAACACTTATATTTGATTCTATTTCTGATTTTAAACAGTTTGGTTCGGTGTTGAAATTAACATTCTCGGATACGAAATTTATATATAAAGAATATGATGATTTTCATAATATACAAAATTTTTGTGAGTTCGTCTAATTCTTTTTCTATTCTGTAGTTGTGCATCACTGATAATAGAATTGTAAATTGATAAATAGTTCATAACATTATTTATTAAACGAGGCACAAAAAATCTTAGCACGTGAACTATTAGTTGAATATTATGATCCTGCCGATGATGAATTGGGTAAGGCAAAAATGGATGATACTCGTCGTCCACGCCTAACTATGCTCCATTTACAGAAACTTAGAAAATCACGTGATGCTGAAAAGTATGAAACTGCCCAGCATCTCAACTTCCTGCCTGACATGTATGGTCAAGCACCGGAAGAAGCCGGCGGCCCCGGCGGACTATAAAGTAGCTTTTTATTCTAGTCTAACCGAGACTAAATAAAGCTGCGAATCCGCATTTCTTAAAAGTGGCTCTTTTATAGCCATTTCCACCTATATTCCCCCTCTTCGGGTTAAATACCTAGAATACTACGAAAGTAGCGATTTTGGAACTTTAACTAATCAAGGAGAGATTGGGCATGTCACAACAACAAAAGCTTGAAAAGGTATTGGATCTTCTTCTATCAGAAGATTCGGACCAGGCTGCTGAACTTCTCCACCAAATCATTGTAGAAAAAGCTCGTGTCATTTATGAAAGCATTGTCGAAGAAGAAGACGACGCTGAAAAAGAAGACCTAGACGAATCCGATGTAGTTGGTGGTGAGCCAAATAAGGATTTCACTGATGAGATTTCATCTGACAAGGATGAAGTTGATTCTGACGAACAAAATGACGGCGAAGCCGGCGGTTCGGAAGACGACAGTGAAGGCAGCGATGATGAGGACGAAGAAGGCGCAGCTGATGAATTCGGCGGCGATATGGGCGGAGAAGGAACCACAGAAGAGCGCGTTGAAGACCTAGAGTCCCAACTTGCTGAACTTCGTGCAGAATTTGACGCACTAATGGGCGAAGAAATGCAAGAGCCACAACATGCAGACATGGCCGGCGATATGGAAATGGACGGAGACGTTCAACCAGCTGGTGATGACATGGGTGGTATGCCTGACTTTGGTGGCGGAGCAGAAGAAAAGGTTGTCGGCGAAGTAGTCGCAACTATGTTCGAAAAGCAAAAGAAAGCCAAGCTAGAAGTAGCTCCACAGAAGAAAGATGCCAAGAAGGATAAGAAGGTTGACGAAGAAACTCAATTCCTTAACAAGACAGCTGACACAGGCCAAAAGGGCACAGCAAAGCTTGTTGGAACTGGTAAGAACACACCATTAGGTGCTGAACAAACCAAGTCATCGTTTACTAACATTCCTCCACGCAAGGATTACGGCGGAAAGCCAACAAACATCCTAGGTAGCAAGTCTACTGGCGGCGAATATGGAAAGTATAATGGTGATTCAGCTAAAGATGATACACCAACAGACAACGTAAAAGTTGATCCTAAGAAGTCTGGCATTAAGGCTGATACTACTGCAAAGTGGACAGGCGGCAAGGCATCTGGTGAAGGTTTTACTAAGTCTCCATTTACAAAGAAGCCAGCGTAAGGACAAGGCGGTGAAAGTGGCAAATAAACTATACGAGTACCTATCATTTGATAGGGCACACGTAGAGCTTCTCGAAGAAGATAACAAGATGACTGGTGGTAAAGATCTCTGCATGAAAGGGATCTTTATCCAAGGTGACGTAAGAAACCAAAATCAACGTGTTTATCCTGTTCGTGAAATTGCTAGAGCCGTTAACTCTATTACTGAGAAATTAAGTGCAGGTCAATCAGTTATGGGCGAACTCGACCATCCGGAAGAGCTGTCTATTAACCTTGACCGCGTAAGTCACCTCATTACAGAAATGTGGATGGATGGTGCAGACGGATACGGTAAGCTGAAAATTGTTCCAACCCCAATGGGCAACATAGTAAAGACATTGTTGCAATCGGGAGCAAAGTTGGGCGTTTCATCCCGTGGTTCTGGAAATGTTGGTGATGATGGTGCGGTTTCAGATTTTGAAATTATCACTGTTGACATCGTAGCACAACCAAGTGCTCCAAACGCATTTCCTAGGACAATATATGAAAGTCTTTTTAACATGAAGGGTGGTGCTAGTGTAATGAATACCGCAAGGTCTGCATTAACTGAAGCTGCTGCACAGAAACAGCTTGTTAAGGACCTTCACCGATTTATCAAAGAGTTGAAAATTTAAGGGGAACTCAAGATGGCAAAAAAATTAGATGAGATCTTGAGCGAAAGCGTTGGATTATCCGAAGATACCAGGAATCAGATCGTTGGTTTGTGGGAAGCTAGATTAACCGAAGCTCGTGAAGAAGTTGCTGCAACACTCCGTGAGGAATTCGCACGTAAGTTTGAACACGACAAGGGAGTTTTAGTTGAGTCTATGGATCGTTTCTTAACAGACAAAGTCCGCGTTGAACTCGAAGAATTCGCCGATGACAAGAGAAAACTTGTCGCAGAACGTGTTGCCTATAAAGGCAAGCTAGTAGAACACACAAAGATGCTAAACACATTTATTACAGAAGCCGTAGCTAAAGAAATGAAAGAGTTCTATGCCGAGAAGAAGGTAATGAAAGAGAACTTTGGAAAACTAGAAAA